TTTTAGAATTGATATTTAATGTGCGTACTTAATATAGTATTCTTCTACTCTTTGCCACCAAAGGTCTTTATATTTTGCATAATTCAATGGTGTAATATCAAACTGTTGGTACGTAAGGTCTCTTGCACACATGAATACGTGACCTTCATTTATCTTTGTGCCATACACTTCATTGTGTGCTTCTGCGTAGGCAACCAATTGTAGGAAGTAATCTTCAATCCATTCTTTCTTTTTGGGCCTATTGGTTTGCTTAAAGTCTATGATACAAGGTGTTCCTTTGTATTCTCCCACACAGTCAGTGGTACCTGCATATATTTTTGGAAAGTACAGACTAACTTCACTGCCCCATATTTCATTTACATCTTTTAACGCATTATCATAAACAGTCTGCGCCATTTTAAATGCTTGTTGTGAATAAGGATTACTGCCTGGAGTGTCCCATTCAGCATTGTTGATATAGTTTTCTATATATTTGTGCATTCTTGTTCCCATACCACTTGCTTCTTTGGTAATACGTTTTGCATTTTCTTCACCTACTCTTTTACGCCATTCAAATAGATGTGTCTTGTCTTTGGTTGAATCCAGTATTGTGGTCACACTTGCCACTGCTTCACCGTCAGGACATTTATATACACGTTTGCCATCCAATGATGTTCGTGATAAACTTTTATACTGATGTCGTTCTACTATTAAAGACATTAGACAATTACTGCTTCACTGTTAAAAGCGAAACTCATCCTATTGTTTGATTTACTTAATACATGACTGACATAGTGCCATAACCATGATGGAAAATAGACACATTGATTTTCTTGTGGTTGTAAGTTTACTCTGTCACTGTTGTATTGATTCATTGTTTCTATCATATTACTTTTAAACACGTAACTCATTTGATTGTTAGGATTTATAAAAGTGAGTGGCGCACAGTTTGTATCTGCGATGGGCCAGTAAACTGCACTGAATATTCCGTCCACGTGTCTGTGTGGTGCTTCAATGGCAACATTATCACTGCCGTCATTAACCCACATACTTGATATTCTTTGTTTGTGTTTAGAACTTAAACCTAATTGTTTGTGCAGATTGTCAAACCCTTGTTCAATTTTTTGTTTCAATTCTTTTAGAATAGGTTCATCTGTATTAAGATGATTAGTACCTGTGGATTTGTAATTTGTTGTGCCGTCAAAGTTAATTTCTTCCTTTGACCATTTAATTAATTCTGTTTTATTATCAAGTTCAATATTTTCTACTGCAAGAAAACTACTGAAGATTGGATTAATTTGCATCCTTATCGCTCTCTGTATTCAAAGCATCTAACATAGAAGCATAGTCAGGCCCGTCCCAACTTGTATAATAAGGATCAACAGTGCTGTTTGGATCATCTTCACCTTCAACACTTTTTACTTCTGGAACATAGTGCTTCATTGTAGATTCAATTCCTTTTTTAAGAGTGGCTGTACTGCCTGCACAACCTGAACAGGCACCTTTCATCATCATGGTCAGTTTGCCTGTCTCCATGTCAAATTCTTTAACCTCAACCAAGCCACCGTGTTGTGCCACAGTGGTGTTGATATATTTCTCCATAACGGATTGTATGTCGTGAAGTATCTGATCTTTGGTTCTAGTCATAATTTATATTACAATACTTTATGGAATTAGTCAAGTATTATATACGTTTTTTGGCGGCACGTTTTGCCATGGTGTCGATGCTTGACCCTTTGGCACCTTTCTTGGTAGGAATGTTTGGTTCTTCTGCATCTGTGTCTAGTGTGATACCTGATTGATCAAATGTCTTGATCATTTTTTTGACTACTGGATTTGCATCGTATGAATTTTTGAAAGAGTCATAACTGTAAGAGATACCTCCGACATTAGACAAAATTTTGTTTAAAGCGTCAAAACTCAAATATGCTTTTTGACTTTGTCCATCAGCACTGCTGAGTAAGTTTCTTAAAACTTGAATTAAATCTGTGTCGGAGGCCTCAGTTAAGCCTTTTTTTTTGATCGAGTAGATAGTGTTTCAGCAAGTCTTCTTGACAGTCTAATAAAACTTTCTCGCTTTTCTCTATCTGCTGGTTCCTCACCGCCTGTTGCAGGTTCACTTGCCGCAAAGTCGTCTGACTGATCTGGCATATCTGTATCTGCATCATCAGTTGGTTCCATCGCAGGTTCTTCAGCATCTGCACCCATTGTGTCTGTTGGTGCACCTTCGCCTGTCAGTACGGCTACGCCGCCTGTTAGTGCTTCTCTTGTTGCTTCTAGTGAAGTGTATAAAGATTCTAGTGCTGGTTTTACCGCGTTGATGAATTGTTCTGATTTTTCTGCGCCTTCTTCATCTCTGATTGCATCGCCTAATTCTAGTATTGTTTCTGTTTGCATTGACGCTGTGTCTTCCATCCAACCTGTAACTTTGTCAACCATGTCTTTTGCCGCCATTACAAGTGATGCTTCTTCTTCAGCGCCTTCTTTAACTTTTTTCTTTTCTTCTTTGTCTTTAGCCGCTTTCTTCATTGGCTCTGTTTTGTTTCCGTCTTTGTCTAAATCTATATAATCTGGTTTTGCTTTTTCTTGTACGTCTTTGTTTTTCATAGTGTCTACTAATTTTTCCATATCTTCTAATGTGTATTCTTTGTCACCAACTTTAAACTTATCACCTTTTTTCATACCAGCCGCTTTTGCTTTTTGTACTGCTTGAGCAAATGCATTGCTTTCATATGGATTTATTTTCATTGAACCGTCATCATCAAAGTCATGCTCAACTTTTTGAATAGCATAATGTAAAGCATCTGCTTCGTCACCTTTTGCATTGCCTTGTCTTTTCTTCATGTCTGCTATAACGGCATCTTTATTCATCTTTAATGCTTCTTGGTCAGCGTCAAAATAATCGCCAACTATTTCATCTGCATGAACTAAAATTGTGTTTTGTAATTTACCTTCGTTTGCTCTGTCTTTCAGTGCTGAAGTTATTACATCTAGGAACATTTTTTGCTTGTGATAGTCTTCGTTGTGTGTGATTGAATCAAATGCTTCTGTTTGTTCTATTGTAGCAATTTTGTCTAAAACTTGGTTTTGAGCCGTTTCTAATTGTTCAGTGCTGAATTTACTTAAATCAATGGCAGTACCAAACACTTTGCCCAGTGTATCGTTTAACTGTTCTGTTGTTAAATCTTGTCTAAATTGCTCTATTTTCATGCTTTTGTTCCTTTGCTAATTTATTTATCAAAGATGTAGTCCTCTAGGGTATCTCTTAACTTCAACAAATCCTCCCAAACAATGTCATATCTAGTTCTAGCAACCTCTCGTTTAATGTCATCTTCGGTTCTAGCAATGGTATTCTTGTAGAATATGCATTCGTTGTACTTACTCTGTATAGCATCGTCCACCTGTAAAATAGACTTGATTGTGTCATTATTATCCAATAATAACTGGTTAGCCATGGCAAGTGCGGCAGTTTTGGTGAACGTTGTTTTGACCTGCTTATTGGATTTAAGGTCATACAGCAGGAACCCATGACTGTTTTTGCGTACCACAAAGTTCTTAATTCTCACACTGTTGCCGTGTTGAATTGGCAGGCAATATTTTTCAGCCTGTTCATCTATAAACTTTCTTAATGTTTTACCTAGTCTTGAAGTGTCCATTTGCAACAACTAATGTGTAGTCCTCTTTGGGTATCTTACGTACCAAACTCTTTCTTATTAAGTTATGTATAACCTCTTGATCTCTTTCTACAAAGTGGTCCAACCTTTTTACTTCTTTCAGTTTGGACAGTATAGCCTTCTCTTCATTAGAGGCTTGGATAGTGAAATCTTGTATGAGTTCGTTTATCTTCATTATGTTGTTGCTTTTTGTCTGCGTTGTGTATTTTGAATCACAGGGTTTAAATCTTTTTTGGTAACTGTGATTTTTTGTGGCGATTTATTTGAAACTTTATTTGTACTCAAAGTTACTTCATCACCCTTTACTTGATCTACTTTATAATCAACTTCTTGGTTTGGTCCTGTTGGCATAGAAACTGTTGTGCCTGTTTTGTACATCTGTCTATCCATCTGCTTGTTCGCCTGTTTGATTGGTGTTGTGGCTTGTGATGACTTAACTGGACCTTTTGGTAGTTTGTTAGCAGGCATAGGAGCACCAGTTTTGATAGTTTGTCCTACTTGCTTGATGACTTTGTCTAGATAAGGCGTTTCAATTATTTCTTTGAATCTCATTATTTTCTGATTGCCTTTCTTTTACCCGGTCTTGAACTTGCACTTCTTCTTCCGCCGAGTCTTGCTGATGTCCTTGCTTTGTTTAAACTTCTTAATCTCATGCTTGATGGGTTTGTTCTTTTTGTGAATGAACGTTTGATGTTCATGGTAGAACCACGACGTGCTTTTGCTCTTTTGATTCCCATCATGGAACCCATCTTCTTAGGTTGGGTACACACAGAAGGATTTGAAACAATACGTCCTTTTCTAGCGCCTGATAGACATCTGTACTTCCTCACCATTTGACCACCCTTATTACGTGACCAAACTTGGACTACTGATTCTGTGACTATTTCCTGTATTTTCATGGTTAACCTGCTCTACAGTGTTATTTAGCGGTGAATGGGGGGATTATGACTAACCTGGAAACTTTAATAACAGAACAACTATTGTGGATAAAAGACCTGCAACAATAGTTCCTGTTGCACCTATAATAACTTTTACCATGGATTTATTACCAGAATGTATATCTTCGTGGATAGACTCAACTTTCTCCTCAATCTTTGTAAGACGAGTTTCTAAGTTTTTGTATCTCTGTTCGCACAAATCAACGTGTGCTTCTAAATTTTGTTTTTCTAAATCTGTTGTTCCCATTTTTCTCTCTTCCGTATCTTTATCTATTTTTCTCTCTGGAAGGGCCTTGATTGTATTTGCCTAAATGAGCCTGTGTAAATGTATTTATAACCACCTGGTTTATTCATTATCTAATTGTTTAATGAACAACACATTGGTGTAATCTTCATCATTTGTTCTTAGTACACCAGTATTTATTTTGATTGTTTCGTCCAATCCTGTCAGCATTGGAATCAAATCAAAGTCCTCTTTTAAACTGTCTATGTTCACAGCATCAGGAAACTCAGGCTCAAATACTGCTGTCCAGACATTGTGTTCACCTCTGTAATTGTCACCAAACATTAGATTGCTGATGTCCATTTTTTCCACCTTGGGTGGAGTCACAATATTGATGTTGGTACGCAATTGAAGACAGTTTTCAAAAGTCATGTAGTTGGCAAATTGAGCCACTGACTTGTCATCATCCTGCACCTTGTTTTTGTGTGCTCCTGTTTTGGTAATGTCTAACAATGATAGTACTTTGAATCTCATCTCTGTTCGCCTTTGTTCCTAGCACAATTACTTATAGTCGTAAAAAAAGAGCGTCCAGTTTCCTGAACGCTCTTTTGTATTCTTTGTTAATAGGATAAGTCTTATCTTTCCTAATTACCCTTACGCGATTGCGTCGCCTGAAAACGTTCTTGCTGTTACAGTCGTTGTAGTACCTGTTGCCGCATCGATAACCGCTTTTAATTGAGCCGCCGCCGCTGTTGAACCTGCACCTGCATACGCACCTTCTAGAACAACTGTTAAGTCGTCCGCCGCTGGTGTACCTACCATCACGATTGTTGCTTCAGAACTGATTGCTCTTAAAGTTTTGTGATAGATAGAGTCTGCGTTTGATGGGTTAGTGTGGATACCTGTAGCACCTGCTATCGTAAAGATTACCAAATCTTTAGAAAGAACTTCAAAGTTAGATGCGTTAGATATACTATTACTTCCTGATATTGCCGCCATTTTTTATCTCCTTTTTCTCTTAAATGACACACTTCGCTCCGAAGTGTATGTTGCTATTATTTAGTGAATTTTGGTAAAAGATATGTGCTAATACAACAAAAGGGCGACATAAAGCCGCCCTTTTGAATATTGTGTTAAAACAATTAATTACGCCGCCGAGAACGCATCTAAATCACGTTCTACTACTAGTGCAGAAGATAAGTCGATTGAATCAACTGTTCCTAATGCTCTAATACGTACTTGTAAGTCAGCCGCTGTTGTTGAATGACCATCAACTATGCAGAAAATTTTTCCTGCTGTTCCTGTTGATTTGTACATCAAAGGCTGTGCTTCTTGTACCATTGCTTCGATTGTTGAACCTAAGCCACCTTTAGTAGTAAGGTTTACTAAACCGTCTAGTTCCATGCCTTTAAGGTTTGCTACTGAAAAGTTAGTATTGTGCGCCGCACCAATACCGTTTGTTTTAGTTACTGCCGCCATTGTTTTTCTCCTCTTTTTCTCTTTTTAATGGGGCCACCCACTCTCAATGGGTCGCTTAATTTTATTTATATGATACCTACCAAAATATGTGTATGCAGTTATTTTCTAGTGCGTTTTGCCCTTGTTTGCAGTGCTTTTAACACACTCACAAAAGAAGGCCCTGCTTTTACAATATCATCTATCAATTGTATTGCTGGAAGATATGCTTGAACAATAGATGAAGGAATAGATTTTCCTGCCAGTGCGGAGTCTATGAAACGTTTTACAGCCATTAGATTCTTGCCGCCTACTAGATATCTGTACAATGCAAGGTCACCACCTGAAGTTGTGATATCGGGCATACTGATTTTAGGTTCTGCGTCTCTGACCGAACCAGTTTCTAATCTTCTATCTGCTGACAGTTTTTCTAGATATTCTATGATGTCTGCATTTCTCAATTTGGCTCTGGACGCATGAAGCAATCTAGTCACAGTCGTTTTTTTGTCTCTGCTAGACAGACTGTCATAGTTGAACAAGTTTCTACGCACAGTTTTGTAATCTGTGTTGTTGATTCTTAATCCATTTTCAATGGTAAGAAAAGTGGACTGTGTGGATCCCGTAACCAATCCGCTTTGCAGTTCCATTAGATACCTATTGAATCCCATGGTAGGATATGATGTTCGCTTTCTTAAAATTTTTGCACCTTTTGGATCTTTGAGTTTGTCCATTGCTGAGTCATCGCCCTGTACAAAATAAACAAAGTTGTGTAGATCCGTGCTGTGCATTCTAAAGTTGTTGTAGTTTGTTCTTTTAGTATCTCTAGAATACTTTGATGCGTACTGTCTGTAAGTGGGATATTGACTAAGCAGTAATAGTACTAAAAGTGTTAGGTAAGTTCTTTCACAGCAATCTGTGTATGTGAGAATCTTTTGATCCTCAGCATTACGAGTCATTCTCGCTTCATATATGTCTGTGATAAACTCCATGGTGATTAATCACCATAGTTAGTAGGTTCTGCCTGATCTATTTTGTACATGGAAGTAAAAATGTCAACCATCTCATCACCTGTTTTGGCTTGTAAAAATTTAGACAGAACTTCGCTAGTTTGTAGGTCTTTAGTGAATTGACGTTTCACATCAGGTTTTACTCTAGGAGCAGTCAATAGTTGTCTTAGTTTTCTTGCGTGACCAAAACTAACCTTGTGCTTCTTGCCATCATCTGTTACCACTGTGTCTAATGGTCTAGGGTTACCTTGACTGTCCAATATTTTACCCAATTGGTTAAACATTGAATCCTGTTTGAATTCTTTATCGAAACCTGCATTTGGATCATCTGCTGGATCAACGAACTCTCTCTTGATTGTAAATTCTTTTGCTTTCATTTTGTTCTCCTTATCTATTTATCGCTCTATTGGCTCTAGTGAATCCAGAACGTTTGACCAATTTTATATTGCCCTGTGGTGTGTTTAACACATAGCCTTCACCACCTGGCTTACCATTCACAGTTGCTTGAACATCACCTTGTGCTGTGTCTAACTGTTGAATAATGCTGTCTTTGACCTGCATGATGCCTCCCACCAACATCCATAGTTTGCTGAATGCATCTATATTTTGTTTTACATATTCCGTAATCTTAACTTTTTTAGGCTGACTGACTGTACTGGATTGTAACCATTGTAAAAAGTCTTTGCCTAGATTCTTCATGCCACCATCCACTTTGCTATTGGTGTAAGAATAAAGTATATTAGGCAAATCAACCAACTTCATTTGTGCCAGTGTGTTCCTGTCTAAAATTTTGTCTATGCTCTTGCCACTGTTTGCCAACAATGATTTCAATTGATCAATACCTTTGCTCTGTATTGGTTCTTTCTTGTTGACTGTGGTAGGTGGTATTGCTAATACTTCTCCACCCTGTATCATATCTAATTTTTTCGCAGGCATTGTTCTGCCTTTCTCACTCATAAGGTTGTGCACCACAACACCCACTTTGCTTTGACCAATTTTTTGTCCTAGTGCTGAATTGGCATCCACTTTGTATTCAACCACATTAGGTTTAAACACATAAGCATTGCCAGACTTCTTAGGTGTATCAAAGAAAAGCATATCACCAACCAAATAACCTTGGAAAGTTTCAGATACAGAATTCCGCATCGTATCAAATACGCTTTTCATTTTAGAAGCATATTGTTTATAACCGGTCATTTTAGTTTTATCACCTTTTGCTCTTTGCATGATTGCACCTTCAAGGTCATCTGCGTTGGTGGCTCTACCATCATAACCTTTTGCTATAAATCCTGACTTGTCTGTGAAAATAAATTCTCCATTTGGATTTCTACCAAACACCACAGCAGGAGAACCGTCCCATTTGATAGTTAATGCTTTGGATGTTCCTGTCAATGCTTGAAGTTGTTGAATGGCTCTTGATGCTCCATTAGAACCTTCCCAGAAAATTAAATCTTCTGCGTGTTGTATTCTAGCAGATTCAATTATACTCAGTCTTTTGTTGTCTATGTCTTTAAATTCTACAAGTCTCATATTCTAATCTTGTTTATTAAATTTCTAAACCATTTGATAGGTCCAGCACTTTCAGGCAATGACTTGCCTATCTTAGCAAATGAATCTTTAACATCAGCAACCAATTGATCATAATCAGATCTTGCTTTAATTTTTGCGTGTATTGTTTCCACACTGTTCAAATCGTTTGCTGTTGCACCTTTGCCTAGTATTAATTCTGCTATCTTGTTTGGATCTTTTGTAATAGGTTCGTTGGTTTCTCTGTTTAGAAGTCCTGCTTTGTGACTCCATTTGTAACCTTGTGGTTTTGCTATGCTGGCAATCATCACGTGTCTGTCTGATCCTTTGTATTCACTGCCTACCTCACCACCACGTAAACTCCATTTCATCCAATCAGGATCACCAAACATTAAATCAGTTTGCACATATCCATTTTTTGCACTGCCTCTGATAGGAGTTTTGAAGTGTACACTGACTCCGCTTTTTCTTACCCATTGCTTAGGATCTTGTTTGTTCTGGATTGCCCAACGACTCAACACATCTACCAATTGGTCTTTGCTTAATTTTGCTTGATCCACAGCAACATCTATATCACCTGATGTTGGTGCAAGTCCTGTTGTGCCAAGAGTGTTTGCTTTGAGTTCTAAACCAGTCACTTTCTCCAACCAGTCTAGTGTGGGAGCCACGTCTGCTTTGTTGATTCGAGTAGTTGCTATTTGACCATTAGGATCTTTGAATACATTACCGCCTTCATTCAGTATCATCTTGCTTTCCTTCGATAATTTTCTTGATCCCAACTCTGAATTTCTTTGGGTCACCATTTTTAATAGAGTTAATAAAACGTCTTTCAAGTTCCTGTGCCTGTTCAGGTGGATAATTTTCCTTGATTGTTTGCATGATATTCACAGCACTTTCAATGATATTACTGCCAGTTGTTTCAATAAAGGCTTCTGTGTCCTGTACACGTCCTATATTTCTCAACTCGTCTAAGATACTTCTTGTGCGTTTTTTCATATTTTTACCCTATTTTGTGTATTTACCGTAAGCAGATGAATTATAAAGTAGGATTTCATTGATTCGAATAGCATAACATCTACCAAATCGAATGTCAATATGCTATTTTGATGATAGGTTTGCTGTAAAATGAAGTGTTTAATACATATTTGGGTTACAGACTGCATTCATCTTCACATACAATTCATCGTATTCAAATACGACTCCATGTACTTCTAAAAGATATTTTGACTGTAATTCATAGACTTCTAATTCAGTTGCCCGCCAACATTCAAATTTTTTGCCCACAACTTCATTCATGGCTTGCACATAATGAAGCAGTTCGTGTAGTAGAATGCTTTTGTCGAACGCATTGTGGATGTCGAAGTTTTCATTCATGTAGATGGTGTTGTTTCTTGGATCATAGAATGCGTGTAATTTGCCACTGCCTGTTTTGTGTTCACCATAGAACATATCATTCATTTCTGTCTGTGTCATCTGGATTATAGTAGGGTGAGGCACATTCACATTGTAGTCAGTCTCTGCGCCGATCCATAATAATAAAAATGCAATTAAGGTCTTCATGTTAGTATTTAATTTAGATTGGTTCTCCTTTTTGAGGCACCGCTTCGGGATCTGCTTCTACACAATAAACCTCACCGTGACTGTTGGGATAGTTTGTGATGAACCATTCCTTTGCATTTTTACTTTCTGCTAGGCATTGTTCCTGGGTATCGTACCAACCAGTGAGTCGGCTTCAATCGAACCCGATTCGGACTGTGATAATCATTAACAATTTCATAAGCGTACTTAAATCCTTTTTTGTGTATGTTCAGTACTATTATTACTGATGTGATAACATACCAGGTTTGTGATAAACACAACCCAGAATGTATTGAGGTAGGTACATCAACCACGCATGGCTTCTGATAGATAATACGTTGTGGGTTGATGTTTTCATATAATTTATTTATCAAGTGATTGCGTGACTATCTCTCGTATGTGGTTCTGATATCACCTGTTGCCCATATCTTGGCATACTGATCAACATTGAAGGCTTGATCATCGTCCAGTAAACTTTCAACAACTAGATCTTCAACACAGAAAGCAATCTTGTGAGTGCCACCGTGATACTTAAACAGTGGGTCTTCATTTTCCCTTACAAAATTATTTGCTCTCACAACGCATTCCATATAATTTTTGGTTTTGTATGTATCTGCTTTTTGAACATCACAATAGCCTTGTCCATAGTCAGGTGGACCACCCAACCAGCATAGCATCGTGATCAATGTAAAAGGATCGGTCATAAAATTACTTATGTTACAGATTTGTTACAAATATTATACTATTACATTTTTGGTTAAATATGATTGTGCATTATAAAAGTATTTTCATAAGTGATGTTCATCTAGGAACAAGGGGATGTCAAGCAGATGCACTTTGCGATTTCTTAAAGAATCACACAGCAGACAACATATTTCTGATAGGTGACATCATTGACGGTTGGCGTCTTGCCAAACGTTGGTACTTTCCTCAGAGCCATGCCAATGTGATCCGTAGACTGTTGACTGCCGCTAAACGTGGTGCAAAGGTGTTTTACCTACTGGGCAATCACGACGAATACCTCCGCAAGTTTTTACCATTTGATATCTCATTTGGTGCTATCAAAATCCTCAACAAATATGTTTACAAGACAAATGGCAAAAAATATCTTGTGATCCATGGTGACGCATTTGATAAGGTGATGAAAAATTCAAAATGGTTGATGCTGTTCGGCGACAATCTATACAACTTTCTCATATGGATCAACATCAAATTCAACAGCATCAGAAAGTTATTCAGGATGAACTATTGGAGTCTGAGTAAATATCTAAAAGCACAGACCAAACAGGCATTAAACTTCATATTGAAGTTTGAGGAGACTGTGGCTCTGCACTGTCATCAAAAGGGGTATGACGGTGTGATCTGTGGACACATACACACCCCAGCAGATAAGGAATTACATGGAATTCATTACATCAATACTGGCGACTGGGTGGAGTCTTGTACCGCAGTGGTTGAAAAAGAGCCTGGTCAGTTTGAAACAATTCATTACAACATTGATAGGTGATTTTGCTGTTGCCTTTGGATCTGTGTTCGTTTCAGTCGCAATATTCTATTCGTTCGACGTGCCAAGTGAATGGAAAATTCCCAACATCATCATTCCAATCATAGCAGTTTTTGTCTACAGAGTTGTAGGTAGACTGTTGGCAAAACCTATAAAGAAATTCAAGGAAGCAGGCAAGTAATGGCAAGGATCCTACTTGTAACAGATGCTTGGCATCCGCAGGTTAACGGAGTTGTTACAACATTGGATCAACTTCGTAAAAATGCTGTGAATCATGGAGACAAAATCACAGTCATTCATCCTAGACGTTTTCGTCTACGTTTTCCAATGCCTGGTTACTCCGAAATTGATTTGGCTTTTCCTATGCCTTGGAGTGTGCGTAAACATCTTAAGAAATACATATGGGATCACATTCATGTGGCAACTCCAGAAGGACCTATAGGTATCATGTT